ACCGCCGAGGCCCGCCGCCTTGACGCGACCGCCGAGAACTCGACGCTGGCGACCGCCGCGCAGGGGATTGAGGACGCCCTCAACGTGGCCCTGTCGCTGACGGCGCGGTATCTGGGCATCCCTGATCAGGACGCGCCCACGGTTGCCCTGTCGCGTGACTATGACAGCACCACCATCGGCGCACCAGAGATGACCGCCGTCGCCGCCCTCGCCAATGCGGGGTTCCCGAAGGTGACACTCCTCAATGTGCTGAAGGCGGGCGGCATTGTCGCCGCCGAGGACGACATCACCGAACTGGCGATGGAGTGGGAAATGGGCGGAATGGCTGCTGAGGCCGCGCCGCCCGCGTGACGACCCCCGCCGAACGCCGCGCACTTGACCGGATTCGCCGTGACGTATCGCGGCGCTATCCGGCGATTGCCCGCGCCATCTTGCGGGCCGTGCGGTCGCTCCAGTCTATCCCGATCGCCGACATCGAAGCCGCGCTAGTCGCAGGCGGGGCCGATGCGGTGATTCGGGCCGTGTTCTCCGAGTCGCGCATCAACAGCGAGTTAGCCGAGGCACGGCGGGAAATCCTCAACGCCGTGGACGCCAGCGGACAAGCCGCCGTCCGCAACGTCATCGCCACTCAAACGTTCGCGTTTGACGTCTTAGCCCCGCAGGTGCTAGAGCGGGTGCAGACGATGGCGACCGTCTCGCTTGGCAAGTTCGCGCAGGATGTACAGGCCAGCATCCGCGCCGAGGCGACTATCGGGCTACTACGGGGCGAGAACCCGCGCACGACCGCCCGCCGCATTCGGGACGCCGTAGGGTTGGCGCCGAACCAGCAAGAAGCCGTCGTCAACTTCCGCAACGCGCTCGAGGTAGCGGCGACCAACAAAGACGCGCTCGGGTACGCGCTCCGCGACAAGCGGTTCGACGCCACCATCCGCGCCGCCCGTGCCGCTGGCCGTTCGCTGTCTGTCGAGCAAATCGACCGGATGACCGAAGCGTATCAGCGGCGGTTCGTGGCGTTCCACGCCGAGACAATCGCCCGCACCACGGCGCTCGACGCCAATAAGCTCGGCCAAGAACTGGCATTCCAGCAGGCCGCCGACGCGGGGGCCGTTGAGCCGTCGCGGTTGGTCAAGCGATGGGTGGCAACGCTCGACGATCGGGTGCGTGAAGCGCACGCGGAGATGGACGGCATCGAAGTGATGTACGACGACCCGTGGAACGTGCCGGGCGAAGGGCTACAAATGTACCCCGGCGAAGGGACGTACAATTGCCGATGCGCCTCAGTGTACCGGCTACTCCCTCGCGGTCAGACCCTGTAGCAGTCCCCCGCTGGGCACGCCAGCGGTTCACTACCCCACGCCCTTGGAGGGCATTTCTGTGCCGATTCAGACCTACGACACGACCGACGCAATCCCCGAAGAACACCGCGACACCGCCCTCGCGCTTGCTGACGGCAAGTTCGCCGTCGTCACCGATGAGGACGTCAGCGGCCTCAAGGCGAACCAAGCCAAGCTGCTAGAGGAAAAGAAGCAGGCCGACAAGGACCGCCGCGAACTGGCGAAGCGCCTGAGCGACCTTGAACAACAGCAGAAGGCCGCCGCCTCTGGCATCACGTCCGAACAGCTTGCCAAGCTCAAGGCCGATGTCGAGCTAGAATACGCGCCCGTCCGCGAAAAGGCCGCAACGCTGGAGACGCAACTCCGCGCCCTCAAGCTTGACAACGCGGTGCAGTCCCAGATGGCGAAGGCGGGGGTGCGTGGCGACCGACTCGGCGCGTTGTGGAAGCTGACGGGTGAGGCGTTTGACTTGACGGACGACGGCCAGCCCTACGTCAAGGACGCGCCCACGCAGTCCATCGATCAGTTCATCGGCGGGAAGCTCAAGGCCGACTATCCAGAGTTTTTCGCGGGCACATCCGCGAACGGCGGCGGCGCGAAGGGATCGACGGGCGGCAGTATGCCAACCAAGACCATCAGCCGAAGCGACACGAAAGCCTACCTAGCCAACATCGACGGCATCGCGAAGGGCGAGGTCATCGTTACCGACTAGTTGACACGCTACTCTAGCGTCCATACCTTTCGGGTAGTGCGGGGGAGGCCCCCGCGTGATGTAGTGCGCCGAGTGGCTCGGCAAGGTGCAGTCCAACCTTGTGCCACCGGCGCACTTTCGCGTTACGGGGGCCAACCTTCAGAGAGGAACCCCGTATGCCGAACACCCAGAGTGCCATTCTTGACGTTGTGTTCTCGCAGGCGTTGCAGACGCTCCGCGAGTATTGCGTGATGCCGCGCCTCGTCAACACTGACTTCGCCAACGTCCCCGCTGGTCAGGGCGACACGGTGAACGTCCGCATCCCGACCGCGCAGGCGGTTTCGGATGTCTCGCCCAATCAGGGTCCGGTCACGCCCGTGGACAACACCTACACGGCTGGCTCCATCACGCTCGACCGCTGGCGCAAGGCGGGTTTCTACCTGACCGACAAGGAGCGCGGTGAGCTGAACGGCGCTCAGGTGCCGATGCAGTTGCAGGAAGCGGTGAAGTCGCTGGCGAACGACATCAATTCCTACTTGTTCTCGCAGTACAAGAAGGTGTGGACGTCCGTCGGTGCGCCGGGCACGCCCGTGTTCGACGGCGTGACGTGGAACGCCGCGACGACGACCCTCCGCTCGGCCCTGTCCGCGATGAGCACGAACGTCGTGCCGAACGCTGACCGTCGCCTCGCGTTGCACCCTGTGTCCTATTCTTCGGCGCTCGGCGTCGAGGGCTTCGTGCTGGCGAACCAGCGCGGGCAGACGGGCGCGATCAACGACCGTGCCTTGGGCCGCGTGATGGGCCTCGACTGGTACGAGGATCAGGCCGTGCCGGGTCACGCCTCCACCGCGTTGTCGGCGGGTGCCGCGACCGTGAACGGCGTCAACGCTTCGGGCGCGGTTTCGCTCTCGGTTGCCAAGGCGACCAACACCTCCGCGCTCATCGAGGGTGACATCCTCACCATCGCCAGCGGTCCGGCGGCGGGTCAGTACGTTGTCAAGACGGCGGTCACGCTGGCCGTTGGCAACACGGCGGTGAGCATTCAGCCGCCCCTCCGCGGCGCGACGGCTGGCGGCGAGACTATCACGCTGTTGGCCCCGCAGAACCGCGTCAACCTCGCGTTCCATCGTGACGCGTTCCACTTCGCTTCGCGTCCGCTCACGTCGGATGCGGCGGCGGACCTGATGCGCTCGGTCGCCGACCCTGTGTCGGGCGTGGCGCTTCGGATGGAAATGATCCGGCAGAACAAGCAGGACTACATCGAGTTCGACGTGCTGTACGGCGCGACCTCGTTCCGTCCGCAGTTGGCGGTTCGCATCTGCGACTGATGCAAGCACGGCGCGGGGTGGGGCTTCGGCCCTGCCCCCGCTGTGGTAGTACCCTCCCCTATCCCTCCCGCTGATGCCGCTGACGGTTATTGCTACCCCCGGCGCAACGAACGCCAACAGCTTCGTCACCGTCGCGGAAGCGGACGCCTACGTTGACGCGCAGATGGAGCGCACCGGCTGGCCCGTTGCCGCCGACGATAAGGCCCGCGCCCTGTTCGCCGCCACCGCCGACATTTCGGCCCTGACGTTTGTCGGATCGCGCACCGCGACCGAGCAAGCGTTGGCGTGGCCGCGCAGCCAAGCGCCGAACCCTGACGCCCGCAACGACAACGGGTGGCCGAACAACATCCCCTCGTGGGACATCGTGTACTTCGATGACGCCGTGATTCCGCAGCGCGTGAAAGACGCAACGTGTGAGCTGGCGTATCGGTATGCGGTCAATGGCGCCCCGAACACGGGCGTGATTCCGTCCTCGCAGAACGTCATCGAAAAGACGGTGGACGTCCTGACGACCAAGTTCTCAGACCCCTCTCAGCGCGTGATCGGGATGGGCCTATACCCGCGTGTGGCGCAATGGCTCCGGCCCTTGCTTCAGGCGGGTGCGTCCCTCATCGTGTCGCGCCAGTAATGGCGACGTACACGCCCGAACAAGCGGACGCCTTCGCGGACATTAAAGACGCGGGGGCGTCGGTGACGTTCTCGCGCATTACGCGGGGCGTCTATAACCCGCTGACGGGCGACAACGGCGGCACCACGACGACGGCAACATCCGTCGCTATTGCTCGCGTTCAGACTGGCTCCGATGTGGAGCGGGTTCGGGCCTTGGACCTCGTGAACAAGCGCACAATTGTTCTCATTGTCGCGGGCTTGGCGTTGGCAACTGCGAACTTTCGGCCCCTCCCCGACGATGTGGTGGCGTGGGCCGGCGAGGATTTCGTGGTGCGTGACGTGTCGATTCTTGCGCCCGATGGCGTGACGCCGATTCTGTACTTCGTGCTGGCCGCCCGATGACGTACAGCCAAGACGTTCTTCGATTTGTGGAGCGGGTCAAGACCCGCACGCAGGATGTCGTGACGGCCTCGGCGCTCAAGGTCCACGAGTCTATCGTCGCGGGGTCGGCCCTAACGGGTGCGCCGGGTCAACCCGTGGATACGGGTTATCTGCGCTCCTCGTGGATCGTGGCGTTCGACACCTCGCCGAGCTACCCGCCTGCCCCGACAGAATCCACCACGGGCCGCACAGACGCCTCGCCGCCATCGCCAGCCCCGCCACAGGGCAACGTGGGCAAGACGTACAGCGCGACCGTCACGACGAACGTGGAGTACGCGCCCTACATCGAAGAAGGGCTTCGCGCCACGCGCTCGGCGGTTGGCGGCCCCGGCTCGGTCAAGCTGACCCGCGCCGCGTGGTCGCGCATTGTGGACAACGCCGTTAAAGAGCAGGCGGGCGTATGAGCTACAAGTCGCTGACGATGCAACGGGCCTGCCGCGCTCACTTGCTCGCCACCGCTGATATCGCGGTGTGTGCTGGCAAGCCAGTTATTGCGACTAGCACCGGCTACACCAAGAGCAGCGGGGCGCACTTTCTCGACGAAGGGTTTGCGGTAGGAATGCAGGTCAACGTGACGGGCTTCGCGACCGCCGCCAACAACGGCGTCAAGCTCGTGACGGCGGTCTCGCAGACGGCGCTCACGGTGCAGGGCGGGGCCACGCCTGAAGGGGCGAACGGGCCGCGCACCATCCGCGCTATTATCCCCACGCTTCGGGTGTGGGAAAACATCAACGCCACGCCTGTCGAGGGTACCCCGTGGATTACCGAGCGTTGGCTCGGCGGCCCGTCCACGCTTATCACGACGACCCGCGACGGGTTCGTGGAAAACACCCCGCAGTATCAGATCGTGTTGTTCACCCCGTCCGGTCTTGGGATGGAGTGCGCCGCCGCCTATGCGGATGGCATCTTGCACCACTTTCGCCCCGGCACAGCCATCACGGATGCTGGGGGTAATGTCGCCCGTGTGCGGGGCGATACGGGGCCGTTTCGTGCGGCCCTCACGCTCGACACGCCGGGCTGGTCCGCGCTGTCGCTCACCATTCCGCTGCGGGTTGAGTCCCGCAACACCTAGGAGGTTTTGTTATGACGCTACAGTCAGGAAAGGCGGTCTCCGTCCGCTACAAGAAGCAGTCGGGCCTCGGCACCCCCGCTTCCGGTTCGGGCGGTTTCGAGCTTCCGGTCGCGCCGTCGCCGGGCTTCACGCTGGCGAAGGTCGCCATCAATGACCCGACGATCCGTTCGGACGGGTTGACCCTCATCGGTCGCCACGGGTCGCGTTCGGTGTCTGGAAGCTACGACGCGCCGCTCCGCTTGGATGCCGTGAACAAGGTTGTCGAGTCCGTGCTTCGCACCACGGCGGTCGCCACGGCTACGCTGTCGGCGGTCTCTATCACCACCACGGCGAACACCATCGTCCGCGCCTCGGGCGATTTCTTGTCCGCTGGCGTCCGCGAGGGGATGGTCATTCGCTTGGATTCCTCAAGCACCCCGGCGAACGATGACCGCAACCTGACGGTTCTGAGCGTCACGGCCTCGACGATCACGGTCGGCGAAACGTTGACGGTTGATGCTGTGCCCGCCAGCGCGGACATCGTGCTTCCGCGCTACTACAGCTCCCCCGCTGTGCCCGTCGATGCGTACTGGACGATTGAGGAATACCATCAGGATATCGACGCCTCTGAGCTGGCGACGGATGTGGTGTTCTCGTCGATGGCGTTCTCGCTCCAGCCCGACAACACGGCGAACGTGTCCATCGGCTTGGTCGGCCTCAATGTGGCCAGTGAGACGGGAGCCAGTGCGCCCGTGTTGACCTCGCCGACGCAGTACACGGCCCGCGCCTTGGTCGCCATCGACGCGGCGATCTACGTCAACGGCACGCGCCGCCTTAACCTGTCGGCGCTCGACTTTTCATATGACATCGGCGCGGCGACCGTGGCGGTCGTTGGCTCGGTGGTCTCGCCCGACGTGTTCAAGAATCAGGCGACCCTCACGGGGTCCTTCTCAGCCCTCCGCGATTCGCTCACGGATTTCGACGCCTTCGCCAACGAGGATGAGTTCGCTATCTCGGTGACGTTGGTGGAGCCGGAAGCCGCGCCGGAAGATTTCGTTTCGCTCTACATCCCGCTGGCCAAGTACACGAGCAACGACGCCCCGCTCGGCGGCGACAACGCGATGGTCGAGTCACGCGGCTTTACGGCGGGCTTGGACACGATTGGCGGCGCGAACCCGACGATGCTGATGGTCAGCACGAGCGGCACGGCGTGATGCAGTAAGGCACGGCACCCGTTGCGTACACGCCGCATCGGGTGGAAGGACCACGCGAGAACAGCCCCCCGTCGTGCCGGACTTGTCCGGGCGTGTCGCGGCGGGCGGGCACTCTCTCTACGAGGCAACGATTATGGCAGGGTTTGACTTTACGAAAGCGAAGCAGGCGGCAGACGACGCGGAAGCAGGGTCAGCGGTCCACGTTGAGGATGAGGACGGCACCGCCTACGACCCGCCGCTGACGATTACGGTCGCTGGGATGGTCTCTCGGCGCGTCCGGATCGCGCAGTCGCGAAACGCCTTTTCCTACGCGGCCAAGAAGGACGCCGCAAGCAACGAGGACGCCGCGCTCGAGGCCACAGCAGAAGCGGTAGAGTTTGGGACGCTTGAGGTTGCGGCCCGCGCTACGCTTGGCTGGGACGGGCTGACGGCAGACGGGCAAGAGGTTCCCTTCTCGCTGTCCAATGCGCGGGAGCTGTATCGAGTCGCGCCGCACATTCTGTCACAGGTGCTTCGCGCAATGAGGTCGCGTGATGCCGCCTTTCGCGGTGCAGGTCGAACCCTTGCTCTCGTTGATGACGCATCAGGGGCAGATGGCGCGGCCAGTGGGAAAAAGCTCGACACGGCAGCACCTGCAAGCCCTCGCCGCTCGGGGCGACCTAAGAGCAAAAAGTGAGCTAGTCGAGCCAGCCGTCCCGTCCCCGATGCGGTATCTTGTGGAGTGGTGGCACGAAATCGGGGCGGGTCGTGGCTCAGGGGCGTGGGGACCGGCAGGGGTGACGTGGCAAGACATCGCGGGATGGTCTGCCGTGACGGGGACCGAGATTAGCCCGATGGAAGCGATGGTAGTGTTACGGATGGATCGAACGTTTCTCTCGGCGGCGCAACCGCCTGAACCTACGCGGAGTAAGTAATGGCGCAACCAGCCGACCTCGCTGTCTTAGGGCTTGTCATTGACGCTTCGGGAGCCATTAAGGGCATCCAAGCGGCTGAAGGCAAGCTCGTGTCCCTTGAGCAGTCATTCGGCAAGGTGCAGAAGGCGGCGGCGGTCGCGTTTGGCGCTGGCCTAGGGCTTGCTATCGGGTTAGTTGTAAAAAACACGATTGAGGCCGAACGCGCCTTTACCTTGCTAGAGGCCAGAGTAAAAGCAACGGGCGGCGCGGCAGGGTTTACGGCAGAGCAGTTGGCGCGAATGGCTGGCGACTTGCAAAAGGTCAGCACGTTCGGCGACGAAGCCATTATGGATATGCAGCGGCTGTTGCTGAGTTTCAAGTCCATTCGCGGTGATACGTTCATCCAAGCGCAAAAGGCCATTATTGACCTTGGGGCGCAGATGGGCAGTCTTGAGCAAGCGGCTACCGTATTGGGCAAAGCCCTTGCTGATCCGGAAC